CGCCCCCCCCCAATTTTGTATAAGACCATTGTCCTGCTTGTTGTACATGATTTTTGCAGTAGGCCAAAGAGGGTGCATGGGAGCACATGGATCAAGGTCAAATTCACCTAATGCTTCAATGATTTCTCGTGGTGTGTACCATTCATCGGAAGCGTTTGCAGATCGTTCAAAAGATGTATTCATGTATTACTTACATTTAGGATTTTACGAATTTCTATATGATCGCAATTTTCATCAGCCTTTTTCAGAATATAAGCAATCTCTTCTTCCTTCCTCATGTTCTGTGGACGTTTCGTTGCTTCTGCTCTCAATTCAGAAATAATTTTATCTACTTCAGGATTAGGAGTTTCATATAATTTTTTAAGTTCAGCGGCTCTAAGTTTAATAAGTTGCTCTGTCTTTTTGTTTAATTTCATCTTACAACATATTCTGTTATTCGTAAATTGGTAGTTTCATAAAACACATCCACATAGTCTTGCCATGTCTTCCGGTGGTGTGACCGAACAACGGCTGCCGTCCGATGGCTTTCAATACTTCTCTAACCGTTATTTGCTCTTCATTCCATTTGAAAATGAGAACGCCGTAATCTTCAAGTACTCGAAAGCATTCATCAATTCCTTTTTTTATCACCCTTGGCCAATCTTCGGGAAGTTTACCATACTTCTTGGCCAACCAACTATTTTGACCAACCTTTAGAAGATGGGGCGGGTCAAATACCACCAGTTTAAAGGATTTATCCAAAAATGGCATATCGGTAAAGTCAGATACAATATCCGGATGGACTTTCAGGCTTCGACCGTCGCAAAGAGTATGCTCTTCATCTCTGATGTCAGCAAACAAGATCAAAGGATTTTCCTTGTCGAACCAAAACATCCGGCTACCGCAACAGGCATCTAATATGATTTTCGTTTCACTCATTTCTATTTTATAATTCGTCAAACTCTTTTTGTAATTCTTTTATCTTACTATCCAAAGCATACATATAGCACTGAAGGAAATTCTTACCAAAAATTTCTTCCTTTAATGGTACATCATTGTGCATTCTGTTGTATGTAAATATCAATCCACCACCATATTTTATGTTAGAATTTTCAAGTGCCATCTTATGATCTTTGTATTCCTCTATTTTATTGTTGATTTCTATTGCTTTGTTGAATTTATCTTTATCCATATTTCTCCTTTCCATCTATCCTAGCAGCATATACATTGCTATTAGGAATAGATAATAAATTGTTGTTTTACTCATTTCTTTCTTTTTTATTACATATTGCAATCTCCACACATATCCACAAGGGAATCAAATTCTTCTCGTGAGTATTCAAATCCATTGATTACGATTACCTCGTTACCATTTTGGTCAAAATAAACTCCATCATTCATTTCTGTTCGGTTATGAAGGTTTATTAATTACCAAGTCGCACTCAGGTGCCCATCCTAAAGATTTCGCACCATCCCATACATTGTATAACCATTCATCCACATATCCCTTTTGTGGATTAAAATTAGAATGATGGAGGTTAATTATCTCAACCTCTTTGCCAATCTTAGATTTATCTGGATGATTGGCTATTTTTACTTTTTCTCCAATCCTAAATTTAGCTTCCATTACTTCCGTTTTTTAGTTGGTATATAAATTGGGGATGCTTTCCCTTTATTGTTTTTGTTTATGCCATTCATTTGTTCAACCATCTTTTGATTGAAGATGGTTGAACCAGCAAGACCTTTGATATTCTTTCCCATATTAGTTCCTTTCTATATCATTTTACGGTTTTCTTTTAATTCTTCTTCACTGATATGTGTATTAGAATGATCGTCAAGATTAGAAATGTATTTGTGTTATTAGGGCCACAATACAAACACATTTTGGTAAAAGGTGAATATACCCTTCCACACTTCGGACAAATCCAACCTTGCTGTCCGAACATTCCATTAAAGTTTACTTCATTCATAATTACTCGGTTATTGGTTTATCAATCGGCATCCAGTGGGTTATATCCTTATCTTCAATCCAACCATTGGAGAGTGCCCACATGCCTTTGTTATATCCTTTATCTCTCCGCAGCCATCCTATGACATAATGCCGGATGGAGTTCTTATCATAAAGAAGAACTTCCTTGTTAGGCTCCGGCAACCGTTCCTTAACACTTATCCAAAGAGATTGCTTCGACTTCCATTCTGCACCTTGAACGAAATTCATCTCTCCAAACTTTGCCAAATCTTTACCGCTCAAAGTTCTGTCAACTGTCCTATGATTAAATAGGATATTTTCACTTGCCGCTTCTTCTACTGTCTGTTTCATTTATTCCCTGTCAAATAAATTAGTTTGAACCAACGTTCCTCTCTCTGTTTTTATCTCCCCAAAACATTCCCGGTGAAAACGTTCTTCTTGTGCTTCAAAGTATTCTTCATCTATTTCAGTTGCATAGAAATCGAATCCAAGTCCATAAGCAGCTATTCTGCTGCTTCCTGAACCTAAATGACTATCAAAAATTTTGTCTCCCTCTTTGGCGTTTTTTCTTAATATTTCAGCATATAATTTC